CGTAATAGGTGAATTCGTACGATATCAATACGAGATATATGATAGTGTTTCGTGAAGATCGTTGAGGTCTAGAGTAACGAACACTGTGTATATTGCTATATATTGAGATTACAAGTAGTTTTGTGCGAAGTTAATTCTAGAGTAACACAATGGGAGTTGAATCTAAACAAATTTGCTTCTCTAAGAGAGAGCGTAATCGACATGCAAGAGTGTGTGTGAAATCAAATGCTGAATATCATCGTTTGTGTGATTGTCCGTTTGTGAAAGAGCATGAATGTGGTAAGTGTGGCCATTTTTCAGAATGGGGCAAATGTTCTAAGTGTTTGAGTAGGGTTAGAATGTTGAGACGAGACGCCAAGTACTCTCAGATTCATGAGGAGATTTATAACAACCTAGGTGAGTTTGAGGATGATTGTGATCAAAGTGAGCAGATTACTTTGGCTCCTGTTGAGGAATCACGTTTAGCTCAGAGGCGATCAAAACAATTGTTGCATGACAATGATCTGCCTGTTCTTAATGAACCGTTAATATTGAAACCTGTTGGTAGTTCTCGGTTGGCAAAACGAAGAACTCTTCCGGTCATACCTGAACTACAAGCCCAATTGGGTCCATTTAATGTTGGTATTGCTGAAGAATCTCTCCAGTCAGTGAATTCGATTTTGATGAATTTTGTTGATCAGATTGTGTGCTCTGTACCCAAAGCTGCGAAAGAAACATATATTGGTTTGAGAAATCAAATCAAAACGGATGTTAAAGGTATGATGCATGACCATACCATTGTGGAATCAGTTGTGAGTCATTTGTTGGATTTTGTGTTATTATGTCGGATTTGGTCAGACAAATTAGCAGTGACATTACACTTAACACGTATGTTTGTTACGTTGGGCATTGCTCGAAGCGTGATAGACTGGTTTTTTAATACCTTTGATTGGGCTGCCATGATTATGGATGGCACACCAGAGGGTTTTGATGAACTTGACTATGATAGTGATGATGATCCATATGAAAGTCTAACTGCTCAAAGTGGACTATTGGGTTTCATACCTCTGTTGTTGACATTGGCGCACTTGATGATATTTAAAAGTCAACCCGATTTGAAAGGACTGACGTCTTTTGTGTCAAACATGTGTAAGATGAATACTAGTATATTGGGACTTGAACGTGTTGTAGATAGTTGCAAACAAGTGGGATCTGTCTTATGGAAGTGGGTCAACGTAACGATTTTGGGTTATGATGCTGATACAATAGATGATGAATTGGATCCGTTTTTGGATTGGTCTGAGAGTGTAGACCGCATTTTCAAGTCTGACGAACGTAAGACTGTTACTTGGACATTGGAAACCATTGCAGAAGTAGATGGTTTGTATGATCGTGGGTTGATTATGAGGAAAACACAAGCATGGATACAAACTGATACAGCAATTAGAAACTCATTCAATACACGTTTTAGTTTGTTGCAGAAAATGATTGATGAGATATTTGCTGCAGGGGCTCGCCAGCAAAGCAGAATAGAACCATACATGTTCTATGTTTGGGGAGAATCAGGATGTGGAAAATCTCTTATTACCCCCTTAGTAGCTATGCATTATTTAGCAAAGTTTCAAAAAGATGAGTTAATTAAGAACAACTATGATCATGTGGCTTGTACATACACAAGGAAAAGTGGTGACCCACGCTGGGATGGTGTGGGCAACCAGAGTGTGTATGTTTATGATGATTATGGTCAGGTTAAGGATACGTCCAGTAATCCCAACTCTGAACTGTTTGAAACCATTGAGTTGGCAAACTCGACCCCATTCAACCCATTGATGGCTGAATGTTCAAAAAAGGGTCGTATGCAGTTGGCTCCCAAGCTTATTATTCATACGAGCAATGTTGTGTGTCCTGCCATCAATACATTGGTGAAACCAGTTGCTGTTGCGCGTCGTTTTGACAAAATTTTGCATATCGACGTGATAGATGAGGTCAAAACCCGTGGAGCTATTGATTTGGCCAAAGTGCGCCAATATCATGCAAATGGTTGTACGTGCAACCGAGATATGGTTGGCACTGAAGATGATATCAGTGATGTTTGTTTGGGTGTGATTAGATTTCAGGAACAACGTGTTGTGCAAAACATGAATGGTACAACGATGGAGTTTAGGCATGATGATATAGGAGATCCAAAGACTTTCAAACAGGTCATGGATGATGTGTTAAATGAAATAGAAGACAAGTTGAAACACACACAAAATCGTAAGGGATTTTTCAAGGCTGTGGCAAAACGCTTATGTGCTCAAGCAGGTGATGATGTGGATACCCCTATGGAACCACCTAGTGAAGCTGTGATTGATCCCGACATCGTCTGCTCTCCAGAGGAGTATGTGTTGGGGACCGAGGAAGCTAAACCATCTTGGTTACGAACGAAGTTGCAGACTTTTCGTCTCCAGATTCGAGACGTGTGGAAGCGTTATCCTCTTGTTAGTACTTTGGCGACTGCTTTTGGTGTAGTAGGCCTTTGTGTGGGTGTATTTAAGATGCTCAAAGGCAGTTCTGATGATAAGCCTGATAATGAGGAGGCGCTAATCAACGGACATACATTGGTCGTTGAGAATGATGACTCAATGAAGAAGATGGAGAAAGTTAGATCTGGAAAAAGATCCCTCTTCGTTGAGGGGTGTGTAGGATCAGTACCATTGGGTGATCGGTTAAAGCTACATGAGAAGGACACCATAGATCTTGATGAGGTTTATGTTGCACAAGGTATGACTGATCCAAATTTGGATGCAGTTATTAAGAAAGTCCTTAGACAAACTTATGCCATAACTGACCCATCAGGAAGGAAATTAGGGAGTGGTATTGTTGTTAAAGGAAGAATAATGATGTTACCGTACCACTTCAAATCATATATGAAGGATGGCTATACCCTGACAAACATGAGTACAAAGTGTGAGTACAAATGTACCAGTTTGGACAAGATGCAGGAGATGGAGAAGGAAACAGATATAGCATTTGTCCAATTGCCTAAGATAGTTCAGGCAGGAGCTGATTTAACGAGTCATTTTGCTGAAGATGGTGAGGTTGTGCAAAACAATTACTTTGCTTCTCGGTTGGTGTCTTCTGTAGATAATACCACCCGAGTCCACTACGGTTTGGCTGTGGCACGAGATCGCGTTGTTGAATACTCGTCACGGGACGGTGATATTGTGATTCGTTCTCATTACGAATACGAATTTGACACACTGCCTGGTTATTGTGGTGCAGTGCTCTATCGCTCTGATAAAACACGAGTGGCTAAGATAATAGGTATGCATGTGGCTGGTGCGAACAATTCCAGCTTTGGAATTGCTTCTGCACTAAATCGTGAGAATGTCAACAAACAAGTGAAAGCCTATGATTTGAGTGTACAATGTAGTCTTCCCCTAGATGAATATCAGGCAGATATAGATTGTGTGCAAGAGAAGTTTGTGCACATCGGTGGTGTTGGACATGTAAAACTTGGTGTAACGGATCCTAGTGAAACAGTAATTAGAGCTTCACCCATGTATGGATGGGATGGTCCACCAATAAAGTGCCCTGCAATTTTGCATGGTGAAGTTGATGGAGTTGATGTTAAGGAGGCTGCTAGGAAAAAGTTGGCCCAAACGGAACAAAAAACTCTCGATCCAAAGAGGCTGGAGTTGGCTCGATTGATGACAGCCAAACGTGTGGAATCACGTATGGCTGGTAAAGAGGAGCGATGTGTTTGGACATTGGATCAAGCTGCATTTGGTGATGAGAGTAAGCCCTACTGCGATGCCTTGGATATGACCACTTCTAGTGGCATGCCATGGAGTAAGAAGACAAAGAAGGTTGGAAAGAAAGATTATCTACGGAAACATAGTAGATGGATTCATCCTGAAGTGAAGAAAGCTTGTGATGAGCGGGAAAGTGCTGCTAAATTAGGCGAAAGAAAACCCACTGTGTGGGCGGATCACTATAAGGATGAATGTCGCCTTAAAGCAAACAATAAGTACAAAAAACCGCGTTTGTTTTCTGGGTCACCATTAGATTACACTTTGGTTGTTAGACAGTATTTTGGATCGTTCATGGCTCATATCATGCAGGGACGTATTCGCAATGGAGTAGCTGTTGGGATCAATGCACATGGAGGTGAATGGACACTTCTAGCTAGAACATTGACTTCTATGTCCGAGGATATCTTTTGTGGAGATTTCTCAAATTATGATGGGACACTGCATGCAGAAATTTTATATGCAGTGTGTGATATCATAAATGATTGGTATGATGATGGCAACCGCCTAGTACGAGAGGTGTTGTTTCACGACATTGTGAACAGTGTTCATGTTGCCAAGAATCAAATGTATGTAATGGATCATGGAAATCCATCAGGGAATCCTTTGACGTCAATCCTCAATAGTTTGTACCAATTGGTCGCTATAGACTATGTTCTTTTGGGCATGGGGAAAACTGTGTCAGAAATTTTCAATCATGTTCTGAGTGTGACCTATGGTGATGATAATATTAATGCTGTTGCAGGAGGTCAAGATTTTCTCAATCTGAGTGATTTCACAGCTGCATTCAAGGATGAGTTGGGTATGGTGTTAACATGTAGTGATAAGGATGGAAAGCCTTTCTATTGCATGTTGGACCAGGCAGACTTTTTGTCCAGAAGATTCAGATACGAAGAAGGATATTGCTATGCTCCTCGTGATTGGAAGTACCTCTCGCTTGTGTTTAACTGGATTAAGTCTCAAGAACCATGGGAGTCATTGGCATTAGCTTATTCAGAATGTTGCTTCTACGAGCTTTCGCACTATGATGAGGATGATTTTCTCCACTACTCTGACAAAGTAGTGAAGTACATGCGTGAGAATGGGATGCGTTGTTCTATACGTTTTCCATTGGACTACTACAGATTCAACCTGCAAAAGTGGGCAGGTTCAAATTCTCATTTCCCCTTTTGTTGGGGAATTTAAAATCCATAGCTAGGGGATAACAAATAATCACACATAGTTTGTCATCAGCAAAGCCCGGTCTATGGTTACTTCGGTAAGAGCAGGAGTTTTTATTCCTATTTATCAATGTGTGGCTCTATAAATATAGGCTATTGATAGTGTGCGTGATCTGTATGTTTAACCCGACTTCAGACATCACGTTAATTGTGGGTTGCAGACAAGAGTGTTGGATTAACTAGTACATATTATGATGATGTACAACAAACTTATCGATTTTTGGATGACGAAAGACCCCTTCTTACTACAAGGGATGTGTCTACGACTCCCATCTCTTTGATGGGTGCAGAGAAGCAGAAACATACCATTGTTGATTTTTTGGAACGACCAGTCAAGATGAAGAATTTTTCGATTACACAGGATAAAGTTGCTGGGACTAATCTCTTCAAAATTGATTTATTAGATTTGCTTAAGAATAGTAACAATAAGAATAAACTTGATGGGTTTAGATATTTTCGTTCAAGTATTGAAGTTGCTTTATATGTAAATGCGCAACCATTTCAAGCAGGTGCCTTGTTGATGTACTATGTTCCTTATGATGCTACATCTAAATCATGGTCACAACTAGAGTCTTTGACAGGAAAAACAGGGTTTCTATCTGAAATATTAAATTTTGAAGATGATGCACCAATTAAATTGGAAATTCCTTTCAATCATCCACATGGTTTCATCGATCTTGTTAAACCAGTAGGTGACATGGGTACTATCTTTGTTGATGTTTATAGTCCTTTAGTTACAGCAACAGCTTCTACTTCATGTGAAGTAACGTGTTTTATGCGGTGTATGACGCCAGAGATGATAGGACCAACTGATGAGGCAATATTGGCAGCACAGGTTGGAGAAGCTGAAGAGATGGTCAAGGAAGGTGTTGTGTCACATGTTAGTGGTGTTGTGAGTAAAGTTGCTAATGCCCTGTCAGATGTGCCTATTATTGGAACAGTTGCCAGACCCATTTCCTGGGTGGCAGCAACGGTAGGGAAAGTTGCATCCATATTTGGTTGGTCGAAACCAATCAATGTGACCACCACAGCAGTGTACAAGCCTTCCCCAAATAGGTATATGGCTAATTATAATGGCATTGACACTTCACACAATCTTGGCCTAGACGCTGATAATCAAATTGCACCTTATCAATTCTTTGGTGATGGAGATCAGATGATGTTTGATTCAATAGTTTCACGTTTAAATTACGTAAAATCCACGAAATGGAACATAACAGATGCAACCAATAAGGAATTGGCTACATTTGATATTCATCCTGCAATGGGTGTTGTTGCCACAAAAGTGGTTTCTACTGACGATGAAAAATTATATTGGCGTAAAATATCCAATCTTACATTTTTAGGCTTTACATCAACCTTATTTAGATTTTGGCGTGGAGACATAAGAATGCAAATGAGGTGTATTAAAACAAAGTTTCATTCTGGAAGATTACTTATCTCTTGGAGACCAGGTGTCACACCAGGAACACGTGACTTAACAACACCAAAAGCATATTCCATTGTGTGGGACGTAGCTAAGAATAGTGTGTTGAGTTTCGTTGTACCCTATTTGAATCCAAAACCTTGGCTTCAAACTCTCAACATGGATGATGCCACATTCAATGAAGGGAAGACAGACGACTCTGTTAATGGTGTATTAGTAGTGTCTGTTTTGAATCAATTAGTCGCTGCTAATGATGCGGTGGCCGATACAGTTGAGATTATCACGGAAATAGCCGGGGAGCCAGGTTTTTCATTTGGTCACCCAATTGATAGTCGCATTGTGCCTGTTACTTCTGATAAGGCTTACAAGTTTGTAGCTCAAATAGGAGACCCTGTTAATACTGTTGAGTTTGTCCCCCGTGGTACACAAAAGTTTTTTGTTGAACCTGAAAAATTATCCATGGGTGAAAAGGTGTTGTCATTCAGACAGTTGATAAAGCGTTTTTCAGGATGGCCTTTGGTTGGAGACAAATATGGGACCAAATTACCAACGGAATTTTCTCACATGAAAAATTGTCACTTGTACCAACGAAAATCTGCAGAATTGGGAATAGGATTTGATGTTGCACATTTGGATCACGCGAGATTTGAGTATGCGCCACCTCAATATGTAGGGCAAGAGTCTGGTGGCACACCTGCATATACTGGAACCTATCCATTTGCAACTGATGCTCTGACATTGATCTCTTCTATTTTTGCTTATTGGAGGGGGTCTATCAGAATTAAAAGTTTGCCAGTAGTTAAAGGTGCAGGTGCTACTACTGGTTCTATGTCGATAGAAAACATGTATTTGGGAGATGGGAGTAATGCCATTGATCAAGGTGAAATAGGCGGCGGAGATGCGTTGCAAAACACATCAAATGCTATTGTTTTGGCTGAGACTCACGTTGAAGGAACTGCTGAATTTCAAATGCCTTATTATTTAAAAACTGCATATCATGGCACTCGATTTGATCCGGGATATGAAAATCGTTATTATGCGCGGATAGTGACAGATAATGACACAGGAGCTGCAGAAAAGACTAAATATAGAATT